ACCCTCGATTGGCAACAAGCCTTCGCCGTATTGCGTTGGAACTTCCAAGTGAGGAATATTATTTTCATACTGAACCTTTGTATAAAAACACGGCTGATACGGATGTACACGCTTGAACGCTTTTGCGGTGACAAATTCTTTATCGTGCCTCACGAGAAACTCAATGCTTTGCGGATGAAACGTCATATCGCTGTCAATGAACATCAAATACTCATTGTCGCTTTTCATAAACTGTTCTGCTACGTATTCACGTGCATCATAAATTAAACTGTTGGAAACCATGGAAAATTCAAGTTTGATATCGTTCCGCTGATTCGTCATACGAATGAACGACTCGAAAACTCGAAACTCGACTGGTCGATGTATCGGCAACCCGATCATAACTTTTGTCATAATGCAACACTCCCTTTGTGTTTTGGTGAGGACATAAATGTCCCTACCAAGATTCCCTTAGGTTATGGCATGGAAACGTTAAGGGGGACGCTTTCGCCTGCGCTGGCTATCCATGCCATAAAGCATTAAATCATGTTACCCTTTGTAACGATCCAATTCACGGACGATATTTGCGCAAACTCCCGATGCAGTATCGGCTTTTTGCACGTACACGCCAAGGTAACGTTTTCCTTCTGTGATTTGAGTTGCCTTTATTTCCACAGTAACGAAACGTGGAGATGTTGTGGAAGTTCCGACGGTAACGGACGCAGTGATCTGCGTTGCGACTGCTCCTGCCCATGTAGGTGATGTGCTTTCCCAAATGCTTACCGTTGTAACGCCAGCCGTCGTTGCAGTACCTTGTCCAACAACCACAAGATACTGCGAGAATTGAGACATATCGACAAGCTCAGAAGACGATGCTGTTACCGTTGCTACTGTTGTTGGAGCGATAGCGGATGTAAATGTGTTTTGTTCGGAAATGCGAACTACCATTGTATAAGCCCTCCTTTATAGGTTATTATGCGCCAAAGTTTCCAAGCGTTACGAACGGGGAAATTGTCGAACCGCCTGCACGTGGCGTAATTGCAGAGTCAATCCATGGTTGCCCATCAACACGCTGCACGAAACGCCATGCTTTCTCGTCAAACTTAAACTTGACATGCTCGGACTCCATGATGGTGAGGCGTTGGCGATCGCCGATTAAATAGTACCGCATATCGGCAAGTGTAACATCTCCAACCGAACCTTTTGCGGGAACTTTTTCAGTTACGATAACGGGTACGCCGTAGATTGTTCCGGGGAGTGCTCCTGTGATTCCACCAGTAAATCCTGGAAGTAAAATGTAGTTGCTGTTCTCATCTTTCAACTTGTAGATGTCTGGCAACACGGATTGGTTAATGATCCATACAGGATTGCCACCACGACGATAGAAACGAGCTAACATATTCACCAAGTCAGACGTTTGCACCGAACCTGTTCCTACACGCCCTACCGTTACTGTTGCTGGCGCATTAAGGATACCCAAAGGCTTGTTCACGCCGTTACCTGTCAAGAATGCTGCGTCTTCTTCGAATGCAATGGATTGAGCGAAAACATCGGAAAGCAATGCACCCATTGATACGATCGCATCGTCTACAAGCTCGTCAGACGATTCAACGTAGCCGATTAATTTTTTTGCTTCAAGCGTGATTTGCTTGAATTTTGGGTTGCTTTCCGTTTTCTCCAAGCCCTCGCCACCCCAATATGCAGTGACTCCACCAAACAATGAACCTGACGCATTCGAAGACATGCTCAACGCAGGCACTTTGAGAATGGGCGAATTCATCGGCAACACTCTTGCGCCGTTACGGCGAACAACTGTTTCTTCAAGCTGAACACGCAACACCTCGTTGGAGAAAACTTCGGGTACAAGGTAGCCACCGAGGTCGCCCGTTCCTTCGACTAAGTTTTTGCGTGTGAAAGCTTTTAACTCTGGATCGTTGGAGCGTGCTTTCACAAGGAACTCGCCAAAAGTTTCTTTTTTAGCCGATTCAGTGTGAACTGCTTTCGCTTGTGCCACTTGTAAAGATGCAAGCTTTGTTTCCATTTCAGTTTGAAACTTGGAGAACATGGATTCAACATCACGCTGATCGTTGTTGCGCTTCTCCAATGTTTCTAAAAACTTTACTTCAAGTGTTTTTAGATCGTCTTTCGATACGCCGTTTTGGATAGCGTCTGTGATGCTTTTTTGAATTTCTTCGATTCTCACACTAGTCACCCTCTCAATTTTTTAATCATATCTAACACCATGCTCGGCTCGACTTCGTCAGTGTCTTGTGACGGCTGCTCAATGCCAAGTGAACGTATAAGACTAATCGCCGTGTCCATCCTATCACCTTTTATCGATTCTAGCAAGTGCCTCATTTTCAAAATTTTAGCCTTGTCATTGGCAGCGAATGTAACTGGAGAAAATTCCCAAAGTTTCACCTCTTTTAACATGCGCACCCGTTTCGTGCCCAACATCTTGTAATCATCTTTGACAACGTCGTATCCGATTGACATTTCAGTGATAACGCCATCTTTGATGAGTGTGAGAGCTTTCTTCCCTGCGTCCGTCATACTGATTTTAGCTTTCACGTATAACCCGTTGTCATCCTCGTGCATTTCTTCAGGGATTCCGATCGGCTCGTTGGTATCGTGTTGCCATAACACTTTGATACGGTTACGATTCTCTGCGATTGTCTTGCGGAATGCGCCTTTTTCGATGATGTCATCATAAGCGTCGATGTTGTTGAAAAAAGATGCGTATCCCTCGAAGCGGTCGTCGCCGAGTGCTTTTGTTTCAAATTTTACAGCTTTGAAGTCCATCAGTTGTCGCCTCCGTATCTCTTGTCTATTTCCTCGTTCATCAAGTCTTGCATATATTTGAGACCCTTTGAGCCAACCATGTGCCATTTGATTTGCGCCATCACGCCAGCAGGACGAAAGTCCTCCTTGTGTCGTGCGCTCCACGCTTCACGTAAACGGATCGCTTCGATTTGCCGTGCTGTTAAATCTTCATTGCTGATTGAGTCCGTGCGGATGGTGTATAAATGTTTGTACTGTTCATTGCCTAGAATGTTTCCACCAAGTTTCCAAACTTCGGGATACTGTGATTTTATCTTCTCTGAAAAGGCAATGGGGAATAACTCGTATTTGCTGTTTTGCAAAGAGATCGTTTCATCATCGCCACGTTCGGGGAAATTCGTCGCCTTTTGTAGCTTTTCTAGAATAGTTTGCAACTGTTCTAGCTCGTCATCGTCATCTTCTTCTTCGTCTTCGCTTTCTTCCTCGTTCTCTTCTTCTACTGATTCCCACTGAATATTGCAAACAGCGAAGCGCTGTTCCAGCTTGGGAAACTCCTCAATCATTGTTTTGTCGCTCATACACCGTGTCAAGAATAATTCCTCTTCTTCTCCCGTGTTGGGTTTCGGCAACGGCATTCGTCATCCCCCTTTTCGGTGCTTCTTCTGCGTTTGTTTATTGCGTGTCATTTATTTGTTGTAACGATTCTTTTGGGGTAGACATCCTAATTTCATTTTTTTTTACCAATACAACAAGAGGTAAACCAACAAATGAAACACCGTCATAATCGAATATCGGCTCATACACTTCATAATCTTTCCATTTGCCGATATAAGATACGTTATCATATCCTTGTTGTTTTGCGAATTTTAGGATATCTTCTTGATTCATGAAGTTGCACTCTCCATTATATCGTTTGCGAATTCTAAGTTGAATTGTTTATCATCAATCCTTAATATTCTTGGTACCATAGGTATTTTTAGTCCATACACAGTCGTTATGAATTTGATTTTTTTTAAATACAATTTAATTTGATTTCCAGTATAAGTTTTTGCACTTTGAGGGTCGTATAAACGCAATTTTCCATTTTCATCTCTATCCAATGATATTATGTGACCAGAACTTTGTCTGCCACTCCAAGCAAACTCCAGTGTGTATCGTTCGTTTTCTTTAATATTTTCTTCCATGAATTCTAAAAATTTTTTATCGTTTGTTGTTTCATTGCTAAATATATATTCGGGATGTTCTCCTGTTTTGGGATCTATCCATGCTAAATTTGTTTTTTTCGATAACTCTTCTAGTTTAGAACCTTTTGTGTTTGGTAATGAACGAACATCATAACCTCTTAATCTCGCCTCATAAACAACTACACAAGATTGGCAATTTATTTTGTATCCGTTGTTTACTTCAAATTTCGGATTTGGATTTGCATTATCCGCTTCTTCTCGGGTCATCGGTTTTCCTCTTTTTACCCCTGCAATTTCATTTGGTAGCAGTGGATCTTGAGGGATTTCTGTTTGTTCTATAATTGTTTGTTCTTCATTTATTATTTGTGGCGTTTCTTCTGCGTACTCGTAACCGATAGCGCACCTGCAATTGATGGCTTCACTTGCTGGCAAAGAGAAATCGGCTGGATAGCGTCCACGTGAACCTGCAACATCAAAATACTCATTGAGGTTTATCGGCGGATGATTCGCCATGGAGCGATGTGAGTCACGTGTGCTGTCGTCAAATGTCGGTATCCAGACTTTGCGCAACTTCGGCGTCGTCTGCTCTGCTCCTGCAAGTGAGCCAAAATTCGATGCACTGACAACCTCTGTGCGTGCGATTGTGCGGCTCCGATTCGGTATAATTTTATCAAGATACAGCTTATCCAGTGATTTGGTCATTGTTGCTATACTCGCACCTTGGGCAACGCTATCAATAATGATATTCTTGATGTCTTTTTTTGTTGTTTCAGTAATTAATACGACTTTCTCTGCCGATGTCGTAACAACATAATTTGATATTGCATCAGTGGTGAAGTCGAACGACTTTGTTTCCGTTGCACCTGCTGATTTGACTCGTGACTGTATATCTTGATACGTCTTTGCTCCAAAGTGGCGGATGATGTCTTTGTATATCCTTTGAAACAGTTTAACAAACCGCTCTTTGTCATCTTCGATGATTTGTAACACTTCATTGTTAAAATTATCCTTGTTGTACGTGGCGTTGATGATTTTCTTGCGTTGCTCGTTGAAAGCTTCGGCGATGTCTTTCGTTACTCTATCATAAAATGGATTTCGTTGTCGCTCAAACTGTTTGAATAGTTTTTTTTTGCGTCAAGGCTCTTTTGCTCACCTTCACTTGGTAGCGGTTGTTCAGTTGTAAAGCCCAAGTCGTTGAAAAACACATCTCCGTCCTGCACCTCTTCATAATCAAGTGCAAACCTTGCTTCGTTCCTCTTTATTAATCCGCTTTTCCACAAATCAACGGTACGCTTGGTGAGTGCATCTTGTGACTCTTTCAGCGCTTGTATCTTCGATAGGTCATACACGAGTACAAGATTATCAGCGTATCTCGGTAGCAGGTCGCTTTGTAGCTTTTGTTTAATATGCTCCAAGTATCGGGGGATGATGGTGTTTTCCCAAAACGACTTCACCGCTTCGCCGAAATTGCTGTATGTTTGCCCCTCTGGATCACCCACGAGTTGCGATGGAACGCCGAAAGCAGAACATATTTCTGTGCGATTAAGCTTCCTTTGATTCAGAAAATCCATGTCAACACTTGTTAATCCGATAGGTTGATATGTCGCCCTATCCGCGTTGAGGACTAGCGGAATTCTTGCGTTGCTTCCTCCGCCGTATCTCCGCTTCCACTCATCACGTAAATTATCGATGAGTTCAGGAGATGGATTCTGCACCGTGAAAACGCCAGCGGGAACACCGCTGTTTTGTAGCGTGCTTTTGTTCCAGTTGACCGCTTCGTTTTCTGTATCAATGGTACGGCTCAACGCTCGTATCGGCGATAATCCTTCATAAATGTCTAGCGGATCACTGAATTTGCTCCACAATACCTCTTCTTTATCATAGTATATCGTTGAATAGTTATCGTATTTATACCCTGATACAAACTCTTCTTTTGATGGGATAGGCTTCATGTAATGTGGATACAGTGGCACTATTTGCGTGGGCATCGATGGATTCACGTATTCAGCGTAAAATTTTCCTTCCAGCGCTAGATACGTTGCCCATAAATCAATAAAATCACGTGATGACATGAAACTATTTGCCTTGGTATTCAGCAGGTCTAGTATCGGGTGTTGCTCAATCTCAATGTTTCTGCCGCCACGCCCTTTGCGGTATAGGAGCCATGGTACCGATGATGTTGCAGACGATATCTGCATGACGCACGAGTATACCCAGACGACTTTGTTGTATGCTTCGGTGATAAATTGCTTGTCTTTCTGCGTCGCCCAGTATGCTTGCCCATAGCTACCCTCTGAAACATAACGATATTTTTGCTTCTTCTTGAATTTATCCCAAAACGCCATCGTGTCACCTCCTAGAAATAAATCGCTGTTTCATCTGTAAAACATTCCTCCAAGGCGTAGCGCATAGCGTCCAACAAATGATTATCCTTGTCGACTGGCTTAGCAATGTAGATCCCGTTTTTGTCAGTAGCGTACTGATACAACTGTATCTCACGGATAAAATTGACACACGACGGATGTATGATAATCTCGTGTCGCTTTATCCATTGTATCCCGAAGTTGATGCTGTCTTTGCCTTTCTTTGCAGGCTTAGCACGTATCCCGAGTAACTGCAACTCTCGTATACTCTTCGGCTCTGCGCTGTCACAAGTGACGTATTCGGTACCGATGATTGACTGTAAACGTGTTGCAATTGTATCGTTCATCATCTCCAGTTCCATAAACTCATCAAAAACATAGATGCGCTTGTTGCGCTTGTCGTAGTGCATCCGTATATACGCCGTTGGATCCGATGCAAAACCAA